GTAAAAGGTTGTATAGATTTAGCCAATAGATTTATACATATATACAACAATTCCATTGTATTTCGTGGGGGTATTGCAGCCATTGTGGTAACTTTCAAAACGCTTTGGGAGGTCGTTAAATTTGCCTTTAACTTCATTGTAGATGGTTTCAAGCAAATAGGTCGTGTAATAGATGCATTTGTTAGCACCGTACAGGGAGGTTTCAAGGCTGTAACGGGTGTGCTTTCAGGCTTTAGCGAAGCATTGGAGGGTATATCCAAATTTGACTTTGAGAAAGTAAAGAAAGGCGTTGCAGAGATAAGGAATAGCGTTACAAATGGTTTTAAGAATGCGTTAAAAAATTTTGGTAAGGCTTTCATGGCAGGTCGTGCAGAGGTTATGAATGATGTTATGACATCAGGAAAGGCTATCGGCAACGCCTTTGTTGATGGTTTTACACAAGCTGGAGTTGGACGTCTAAAGGAGATAAAAATGCCCGTACACACAAATACGACAAAGGTAACAAAGCAACCAAAGTTAGACGACGTGTACGCACCAATAGAGGAGGAAAAGAAGAAGAAAAAGAAGAAGAAAGAAAAAGACCCGCTAAAGGAAGCAGAAAAGGCAGCACGAGCAGCAGAAGCAGCGTATAAGGCAGACTTAGACGCAAGACGTAAAGCAGAGGACGCAAAAATCGACTTAATGGAAGAGGGGTACGAGAAGCAGCGCAAGCGCACACAAGTACACTATGATAGGCAGGTTGAGGACTTGGCGCACTCGCTAAAGTTGCTTAAAGCGACAGAGGTTCAAAGGCGCAACGATATAACAAGTACTATTGCAAGTTTGCAGCAAAAAAAAGCGCAAGTACTTGAAGATATGGAGCGCAAGCACGAGGACGATATGCTGAAAATTCAAGCGGACGCAATCAAGTTACGTTTGGAAGCCGTTGCCAAAGGCAGCGAGCAGGAAAGGCAGCTAAAACTTGAACAAATCGAAATCGAACGAAAGCAGGCGTTAAGAGAGAACACGGCAAAGCCAAAAGACGAGCGACAAAGCGAAAGCGATATTAACGCAAAGTTTGACGCTAAAAAAAGCGGTATTGCTGACGAGTATATCAAAGCGCAATTAGCTATATTTGACCAACAGCAGGCTTTTGCAGATAGCGAATTTCAACTATTACAGACAACCGAGGAGAAAAAGACCCGTTACAGATTGCAAGCAGAAAAGGAACGCTTAAAAAAGATATTGCAGCTTAACGAGCAAGCCGGCACGAAGTTGTCTGATATTGAGGTTCAAACAATACTTAACACTATCAAGAAGATAGACCAAGAGATTGGGCAAAGCAAAAAAGACGAGAGAAAAGACTTGTACCAGTTGTTAGGTTTGAACCTAACAGACGGACAAAAAGAAGCAATAGACACGTCTTTAGCTTATGCAATAGATGCGCTTAATGCGTGGACGCAGGCAGAAGTGGCAGCAGCAGAAGCAGAGGTAAAGAGAGCGGATAACCGTGTAGCAAATGCGCAAAAGGTGTTAGATAGCGAGCGTGAAGCACGTGCAAATGGTTACGCTTCAAACGTTACATACGCACAAAAGGAATTAGACCTTGCAAAGCGTAACCAAGAAAAGGCGTTAAAGGAGCAACAGAAAGCGCAGAAAGCGCAGGCAGCTATACAGACTTTGCAGCAGATAGGCAACCTTGTAACCGCAACGTCAATGATTTGGTCGCAGTTGGGTTTCCCTTGGGCAATACCTGCAATCGCAATTATGTGGGGTTCGTTTGCCTTTGCAAAGATTAAAGCGTCACAAGCAGCGAAAGCACAAGACAAAGAAACATACGGAGAGGGTACAGTCGAGTTACTGGAAGGTGGCTCGCACCAAAGCGGCGATGATGTAGACTTAGGTACAAAGAAAGACGGCACGAAAAGGCGTGCAGAGGGTGGCGAATTTTTTGCCGTTATCAACAAGCGCAATTCAAGACGTTACCGTCGCTTAATACCCGATGTTATCAAATCGCTAAATAGTGGTACTTTTGAAGAAAAGTATGCAGATACGTTTGCCGGGCGTGGGTTGGAAATTAACGTAAAAGAAAGCGACCCAAATCTTGAAGAATTAAGTAACAACGTGCGTAGTATCAGAGAGCAAAACGAGCGCAAGATGTACCACGATGCAGAGGGCAACACTATTGTAGAGTATAAGAATTTAACACGTAAAATTAAGAAATAAAATGATAAATCCTATTTATAAATTCTATTTGCGTTTAGGAAAGGCAGGGGCAGAAGTCCCTGTCAATCCTATTTATAAAGATGATGTAACGCTTGATTACGAGAAAGAAGCAAGTAACCGTTTTTTTCGTGCAAAGTTAAACGGTAAGTTTACCTTTTTGCGTGCAGATTACGACTTAATAATGGGTGCGCAATTTGACACAATCTATATGCTTGTAGTTAAGATTTCACACGATTTGGGTCGGTCGTGGTATAACTATTGGGAGGGAAAATTCATGCGTACAGATTGCACGATAGACCCAACCGATAAGAGTATAACCGTACAGCCGTCAACTATTGACGCTTATACAGACGTATTGGCAGGTATGGAAAAGGAGTACAACCTTATAGAATTAGCACCCGAAGTAGATAGCGTGCTAATAACAAAACGCCCGCTTATCCAAGTGTACAAGTTAGGCGATAAGGTCGTATCGTGTTTCCTTGCCGGGTCTACATGGGAGCAAGACGTGTCAGAAGCGTGCGACAATACGGATAAAATGACAAAAAAGTATCATTTTGCTTTAGCACACAAAGCGATAGAAGTAAGCATAACAGAAGCAACCGACCCGGCTTATAACGGCGTTTACGTGTGCGATGAAGCCGTTGAGGGTAGCGACAGAACCACGTACACGTGTAAGAGGAAAGACGATACGAGTTACATTGTAACGGTTACGGCACTTAAAAACTCAGCGTATTATGGTGCTGTTGGTTCAATCGTGTTGTCACGTGGTAATAGTGGTTATTCTGCCGTTGTGGGTAATGCAGCAGACAAAAACAATGAGTACACATTGACGGCTTTTAACGGCGGCACCGGGTACGCAAAAGCATACGTTAATGTTATACAGATATTTATGCGCTTGTTGCTTGATAAGCCAAAGATAAGCAACCTAAACACGTATGAGATACCGGCGGAGGACTTAGTCGACAACAACCGCAATTACAAATACGGTATAGGCTACAAAATGGGTAACATTGTTGTAAGTCTTGACAGCACAGACAAAGCAACAGAGTACGGCAAGCGTGACGACGGGCGTTATTTTCAAATGCCATATATAACCGGTGTTGGTAAGTTTTTCCCAGTGGCAAAAAGTACGTGGTTAACGGCTTCGGTTTGGTTTCGCTTTAATTTTTACGATGAGTGGGCAGAGTACGAGGGTCGCACAAGCTACCTATTGCGTGACGCTTACGAGTTGGGAAGCTGTATAAATGTGCTTTTGAAACAATTCAGTGGCGTAACATTTGACAGTAACGAAAACGGTTCAAAGTTTCTGTACGCACAAAACAACCCAATTAATAACGTTAAACAACGTCTATTCATTACGCAAAAAAGTAACATACTAATAGGCGAATACCAAGAACCGGCAAAAAAGGCTATTTGCACGCTTCAAAGTATCTTTAATATGTTGCGTGACGTGTTTCGTTGTTATTGGTATATAGACGAGGATAAAAAACTACATATAGAACACGTTAGCTACTTTAATAATGGTATGTCTTATGATAGCGTGCCGGAGGTTGATTACGATTTAACAAAGTTGTACAACGTGCGTAACGGTAAGGCGTGGAGTTTCGCAAAAACAGAATATACATTTGATAAGGCGGATATGTCAGAACGCTATCAATTTGCATGGATGGACGATTGCACGCAAGCCTTTGACGGTTATCCCATCGAGGTAAAGAGTAATTACGTTTCAAAGGGCAAGATTGAGGACGTGAACGTGGGTAATTTCTCAAGCGATGTAGACCTTATGCTACTTAACCCGGGCGGAATGAGTAAAGACGGCTTTGCGTTGTTGGCAACTGTACCGGCAACGGCTTTGTTTACAAATCGCTTTTCTTATTTGGCGGAGTGGTACGAAAAGGACGGCGGAGAGGTTGACAAACAATGGGCGTTAAAGCCGGTAGGCGGCAAGCGTGTAAGAATGCGTGTAACGTTAAGGCGACATAGTGGTTCAAGTTATGCAGGCAACACGGCAAACGTACGAGTGTACAAAGATAATGGCTACACCGATGTTATGACGCTGACGGCACAAGATTATGAACAAGATGTAACGTTTATAATGCCTAATAATTGCAAGTACTTAACCTTTAATATGAACGGTTATAACGATGTAAGTATAGCCGGGGTTTGGGTTGAGGATAATTTGCGTGAATTGCCGTTTTATCAGACAGAGATTGACGGCGTTACGTATGATTTGCAAAACGGCTATGTGTCGTTTGCCTTTGCGCAATCGAATTACTATGTTTACGACTTGCCAGCAAGCGTGGTTGAGATAAACAAAAGGCGTACTATTGCACAAGGTACAGACAGAAAGAGAAAGCAAACAATCTCATTCCCGGCAGTCGAGAGAGAACCGCACCCGCAAAAGTTAGTAAAAACGCTATTGGGAGAGGGGCAAATTGAAAAATTATCTGTAAATTTGTCAAGTCGAATGATTAAAGCAACGTTAAAGTATGACACAGAACAATAATTTATCACCTTTACCTTTCTATGAGAGCGAGGAGCAGCAAAACCACCGTAAGTCATACGCTTACGGTGCTATCTATAATTTGTTTGCGCCCGCTGACGTGCTTTTGCCTTTCCAAATCATAAGGCAGCACAGAGACGAGGAAGTGGCAGGCGTTAAGCTGTACAGACGTGACGGCAGTCTGTTTGCAGACATAACCGAGGACGTGAAAAGTGCAGGCTTAACCATTGTCAATATGGAGGAATACGATTACGATGTAATTGTTTATCCGGCTTACTTGCCACTTGCCGTTAACATGGAGATAGGCGTTTTTTACATGGAGTTAACAGACGGCGTTCAAACGTGGGTTAGCGAAATGTTTACAAGTGTAAGCACAACGAACGGTTATGTACGTGTTGAGTGGTGGGATAACGAAGACTTTGTATTTGACGGCGGGCGTATTGTTTACCAAGGTGTAAGGTATCGCAATGTGTTATATCTCAATACACAGATAGGCAAGCCTGAATATAAGTTTGAGGAGGAGGGCGAAAACCGAGACGGCTATTTCTTTCCCGAAAAGCAAATATCCGAAAAGGTTTATAAATTCACGTTTGCCGCCCCCGAGTATCTTTGCGATGCAATGCGTTTTATCCGTATGGCTGACAATGTGCTTATAACTGATGAGATAGGCAGAGAGTACGATTGCGATACGTTCTTAATGACGGTTAAGTGGCAGACACAAGGCGATATTGCAAGCGTTGAGGCAGAGTTTGAAACGGCAACCGTAGCGAAGAAAATCGGTAACGTGTACAGAGAGGAAACAAAAGGGAGTTTTAACAACGATTTTAACACAGATTACACACAATCTAAATTATAAAGATTATGGCAAATTACGAGGAATTAAAAAGAGCCGTTAAGCAGGTTATAAAGCCTAACGGAGTGCAAGAGATTACGGGTGAAATCTTGCAAAACGTGTTAGTTAAGATGATAGACACGTTTGGCGATGAGTACAAGTGTAAAGGCGTTGCCGTTACAACTACAACCCCGCAAGTAAGTGGCAAGACACTTTATTTCGCTTCAACACCGGGCGTTTATTCAAACTTTGCAGGCTTGACAGTCGCAAAGGGCGAAATGGTGGCTTTATTGTACGATAATTCAAGCTGGAGCAAAAGCGTTCTTCTTGATGTTACAAATCTTGCAACGGTTGAGCTATTGGGCGAGTGTGATGTAACAGCACTAAACAACGGGCGCACGTATGATTTGGCAGAAGCTATACAAGCTGTTCCTGTTGACAGACGAAAAGGTGGTCTTATCTTGAAGTACGTAAATAAGGACACGAGCGAATACGAAATTTATTACAACGTTAACGAGCAATGGAGCACACAACAGGACGATTGGAAATCGTTAAAAGTGTCGTCGCTCGTTGCGTTTATTACAAGTGGCTTTAGTAATATTAGTAAAGAGTTAGACAACACAATACATATACACGACGGTTCACCGAATGGCGAGTTGACAACCATTTATGCAGCGCTGACAGAACTTTACGATAAAGGCGAAGATGTGTATAAAAAACGTTTAGCCGTTAGCTTTGTAGATAGAAAAACAAGACAAAGGGTTATTTACTTCTGTAAGTTAGGGCAATTCTCCGATAACGCAGACGATTGGAGCAAGAGCCTATCAGGCGCAGGTGGAGGGGTGGCTTTGTTGCCTTTCTATGAGTACGTAAAGAATGCAAGTATAACACCATCAACAGCAGCAGAGGGCAATGTTGTTTATGACGAAATAACAAAACGTTTCCTTTGCCGTGCAGATGGTAATTATTGCCCTACATGGATAGGTCAAGAAGCATATGGAACACCGTTCAATAATGGCGTTGAGCCAAAAGAGGGCGTAATTTATTACTTTGTTGAAGATGGTAGCACCTACACATGGAAAAATGGGCGTATGATTCGTTTATCCACAGGTGATGGGACAGGATTGTCCACGCTTGTAAAACAAAAAGTAGATGAAGTCGTAGAGAATGCAAAGCGTATCGCAAAGGGTGACAAAGGCGAAAAAGGAGAGAAAGGCGAGCCGGGTTACTTTAAGTTGGTTAACCACGGTATAAACGACACCACTTTTGCGTTAACGCCTAATACGATGCACGTTTGGGGCGAAGTTCCACGTTTGACGCTTACCTTAGCACCAAATACAGACACCCGATTTGTTGCAGAGTATGCTTTTCAATTCACTTGCCCGGCAGCGAGTGGCACAGAGCTTTCTCTACCAAGTTCGATTAAATGGTTGGGTAATGTTTTTGCACCTAAAAAAGGGCAGACATACCAAGCGTGTATAGTTAACGGATATTTTCTTATTGGAGGGACGCAATAATGATTTTATTTGAAAAATTACTTGCAAAAGATGCTAATACGTATATACGTTTTAGTGATGAGAATGTAGAATCGTTTTGTGCTAACTTCGATAAAAACAACGATAGTCGTTTGTCTTATGATGAAGCGGCAAGCGTAACAGTAAACGAATTTAATAGCGCAAATTATAACAGTTCTAAAAGGTTAACGCTATTTGATGAGTTCCAATTCTTTACAGGGTTGTCAGAGGGCGTTGTTAATATGCAAAGGTTTGCGTTTAACAATGGAGGTGTTATAACAATTCCCAACATACCTATCTCTGTAAATAATTTGCGGTGTTCTACTATGACGGTACGTAATACGTTAAACGGTTCTATTAGTGGAAGCACCCTAATTTTAAAAGAGAAAGCGAACGTAAATCTAAGAACTGGCAGTTTTCAAAATTATGTGGTAGATGAGAATTGCGAAGCCTTTTGTAAGGTTGGCGATTTTGTCTTATCAAAGGATAAGACACGTTTGTTAGTTTCTGATTTGACAGGAGCGCAAACCGTTATCCCTCAAACGGTGAAGAGGGTTGAAGATATGGCGGTTTTAGGAAGTACCTTTACAAGTATAAAAGTGCCAAACAACGTGACATATATTGGTTCGCATTTTAGCGGTATGAATATTGAAACCGTCGATATTGGCGAGAATGTCGAAGAAATTAGACATTTCTTTTGCTATAATAACGCAAAAATGAAAAAAGTAATTTTTAGGGGGCGTGTAAAAACAATTTATGGATCATTTGATTGGATGAATAGATTTGCACCTTTTACTATTTATGTGAGAAATGAAGATATAGAGTATTACAAATCTCTTTTCAGATCTCCATATAACGCCTATGTTAAATCAATAGATGAAATGAAATGAAACAATACAAGAAAGGAAACGACACCTACAACGGTGTTTATATCGAGGTAGGCGGGGTTAGAATTATCAACCCGACAGAAGAAACGCTCAAGGCAAACGGTTATGAGCAGGTAGAGGAGGTGCAGACAGAAGCGCAGAAATTACAAGCCGCTATCGAAGCAAAGGTAAGCGAGATAAAGGCGTATGATAGTAGCGATGCGGTTAACTCGTTTTCTCTGAATGGCTTCCCGGCGTGGATAAACCGAGAGGACAGAATTGGCACACGCAGGGCGATAGAGTTAGACATTGCGAACGGTCAGACAGATAGCGAAATATGGCTAAATGGCTTCAAACTCGTTGTTAACTCTCAATTAGCGTTGCGCCTACTTGATGCGGTCGGACATTACGCTTATAAGGCGTATAACGTAACGCAGGAGCATATCGCAGCCGTTAAGGAGTTGCAGAGCGTGGAAGCGGTAAACGCTTATGATTACAAGAAAGGCTATCCGGATAAGTTGGTACTTAAAACGCAATAGTTATGACGATATTAGTTTTAATCAGTGCCGTTATAATGCTTTCTTATCTCTCTGTAATGGGTGTTAAGTACGGTGTTAAAAACTTTGTAAGTGATAACTACTACATAGGGCGGCAATCGTGGTTATTTTCTTTTGTAATTGGCGTTGTCGGTGCTTTACTTTTGCCCCCGATGTTAGAGAAAGGCGGTAACTTTGGCTTTTTAGCGTTGTTTGCCGTGTTTGGTCTTGCGTTGGTGGCAATAGAGCCACATTACAAAATCGAGAAGATGCACTCAATAGGTGCGTCAACGGCTTTAATTTGTGGTGTGCTTTGGGTAGCGACTTTCAACCCTATATTAGTAGCCTTTGCCGTTGTACTTTGGTTTGGTTATAAAGTTCTGAAATTTCCAAAGCCTTACTATGTCGGTGAAGTGTTAGCATTTTTGTTGATATATATAAATCTTTTATTGTAATATGTTAGATAGATTAATATCCTTAGAACAAAGTAGGCTTATAGTAGTAAGCACCCTTTCCCCGGTGCTTGCTTACTATACCGCTACAAACTCATATATTTACGCCTTAGCGATTGTTTTCGGTTTCAATATATGGGCAGGTATGAGAGCGGACGGGGTGGCAATTAAGCGTTGTCGAAACTTTAAGTTTAGCAAGTTCAAAAACGCTTTAAGTGAGTTCTTTCTGTATATAGCGATTATATACGTCGTTTACTCTGTAATGAGTTTGCAGGACGACAAAGACGCTTCTCTGTTAGTGGTTAAAACATTAAGTTATATCTTTGAATACGTGTACTTACAGAATGCGTTTCGCAACTTAGTTATAGCGTACCCCCGTCGTATGGTATTTCATATCCTTTACCATGTTATACGCTTAGAGTTTACCCGAGCATTGCCCGAGAATGTAAGGGAGATAATCGAACGTTACGAGAGAGAACACCCCGAGGAGGTAGGAATTGATAACAAAGAAAATGTAAAATAATTATGGATAGAAAAGAATTAGAAGCGTACATAAAGACGCAACCATGTAATAGAAATATAAAGTATTTAATCGTGCATTGTTCAGCGACCCGCCCCGGCGTGGTTGCAGATGTCGAAGCGATAGACAAATGGCACAAGGCACGAGGGTTTAGCCGTCAGAGCGAAAGCGGTCACTATTGCGGTTATCATTTTGTTGTAGCGCAAGACGGCACAATCGAGGTCGGTCGCACGCTTAACGAGGTAGGCGCACACGTGCAGGGGTGGAATTTAAACAGTATTGGAATTTGTTACGCCGGCGGTCTGAACGCACAAGGCAAGGACGAGGACACACGCACACCGGCACAAAAAGAAGCACTTTTGTGGCTTATCTCTCAATTAGCGAAGAGATTTCCAAGCGTTCAAAAGATAGCAGGACACCGAGATTTTAGTCCCGACAAAAACGGAAACGGTGTAATAGAACCTTATGAGTACTTAAAGGCGTGTCCGTGCTTCAATGCTATTCCCGAGTATAAACACCTTATAAAGAAGTAGCGTATGAGTTGGTTATTAAAGATTAAACGCTATGCGTATTTATTTGCGCTTATAGCCTTTGTCGGTTTGGTGGTGGCTAATTGTGTAGGTTGGCGCAAAGCAAGCCACTACAAAGACAGAGAAGCAGCACAACGTGCAAACGTGGGTGTACTGATGCAAGACGTAGAGCGGTACAAGGTAGACGACAGCCTTAACGCTGTGCGTGTGCATGGTCTTTCTCTAACTGTTGACGACTTAAAGAGGTACAGGGCAGAGGACGCAAGCCTTATAAAGAAGTTAAGTGCAAAGAGTAAAGACGTAGGCAGCGTGTCAAGTATGACAACGCAAACCGTTACACGTATAAAAACGCAAATAAAGGATAGTATTAGATATTTGCCGGGCGATACAGTTTACAAAGTAGATACTTTGAAATGTTTGCACGTGTCGGATAAGTGGTACACGCTTGACGGTTGTATTAATAGTATAGGCGGCTTTGACGGCTTGCTTAAAACCTATGACAAAATAAAGATTATAGAAACCGTGAAGTATAAGCGTTTTTTGTTTTGGCGTACTCACAAGGTAAAGAGCAGAAAGATAGACGCTATTAGTTTAAATCCAAACACGGTTATAACAGATGTTGAGTTTATAAGCATAATTAGATGAATGTACTGCAATAATGTTTATGTAAATCGAAGCGGGCGTGTCGTGAGATACCCTCGCTTTTTTCGTTTTCGCATTTTAACGCCCGACACGGCGTTATTTTTGCCTTAACCTAATAACTACACACCAAACCAATAAAAAGCCGTTAGACGCAAAAACTCTCCAAAATAACAAATTATACCGCTTAAATTATTTGTTTTGGTTAAAATCTATTAAATTCGAGAATATTATAATTAAAAGTTTTGGTACTTAAAATAAAAGTACTATCTTCGCAACGTGTTAAGGAAACAACACAACCGACAGGGCGGTTACTCTGAAACAACAAAACAATAAAAACAATGAAAAAGCAAATTACACTCACTTACAACACGACAGTTATTAACAAGAACTTTCGTTTGAAAGTTAAAGGAGTTGATAACAACGGAAACAAACTTAATAAGTTAGTAGGTGTTAGCGGTTTGATTTCGCTAATAGGAGAGGAATTGCTTAATAAGTTTTTAGACCGTGCTTTTGCTTGTATGGACGATGTTTGTGTATGCAAGTTGCGCAGAGGTTTGAAAGTTAGTTTTTATGTAAAGTAATAACAAATAAAACATAAAGCAGTATGGAAAGAACAAACGCAAGTATTATCGCAGAGATTGCACAGAAATTAGACGGTAAGGTTGATTTCTCAATGATTAGGTACGACCAACAACTTTTATCAGAAGAATATAGAGAGGGGTACATTAATGATATACAATTCATTGGGAAAAGGTACGGTTTATATTTCTACACTTCAAGAATTAAACTCGAAGCGTCTGTAATGGAAAATAAAGAAAAGGAATTGCCTACACTTGTAGGAGTAGACGGAGAATTGGCGTTATTCTTAATCAAATAACACAAAGCGGGGGTAACACCCCGCACCGACCGGGCG